GTAGTCATCACTCTATAGATAATTGTTATATAGCACCAGCATCTTATTGTATAATTGGTAAATATATGAGTTATATGATTTGTCTTGATTTTAATTTGAGGTATACAATATGAGATGTATAAAATCCAATAAAGTTGTGGGCATATTTATACATAATAATCATAATAATGATTATTCATATGCAATTACTAGGTTATGTGTTAATTGTACACTAAAAATATGCAAAAATTACAATAACTATCCCATCCGTGATATTAAAATGGTTAATAATATTAGAGAAGTGGCTCTTTCTCATATAAGTATTGGACGTCGTATCAAAGTATATGATGATAGATACATCTCATGTGATGATTTTGAGTTAAATAGATATGTTTATTAAAACTACTAGATACAATTCTATTGTGTTGGGATATTATAATAACGAGGTTGTATTGTTTTATACTAGAGGTCGAATTGATAAAATATGTAAATATTGTTCTAGATTAACTGATTGTTCTATTAAAAATACTTTTATGCATTTAAATTACTATATAGATATAGATGATGACCCATATATTTATGCGTGTTGTAAAAGATTTAGGGTTAACTATTATACTATATATTAGGTGTTTCTTATGAAAATGATAACAAATAATTTAGGATTAAAGATTTATAATGGTTCTCATCTAATCTATACAAATAAAGATATTAATAATTATATAAAATCATATACTTATCATGAATCTTCGTATGGTAATGATAAATCCATATATTATAGAGTTACAGTTATAGAAACACTTACGGTTTACGTGTTTTCATCTTATGGGTTATATAATGCAAACTATTGGTTATTAATATGAGATTAATAAAAAACAATTTAGGTATAAACGTATGTAGTGGTTATAGTATAGATATGTTTAAATATTGGGATTGTGTTATATATACAGATGAGGATATAAATAGGTATACAATGATTTTGTTGGAATTTTACAAAAATTTTTATAATGATAATAATTTTAATAATGAATATAATAAAATAGAGTATTTAAAAGAACATATGGTTTATAATAATGTTTCCCTTTATGATTTATTTAATGTAAATCTTTGGTTAATAATATGAGATTGATAAAAAATAATTTAGGTATAAAAAGTGAATTTTTTAGGGGTTTGATATATGAGTCAGATATAGATAATTATCACCAGATAGATAAATACGTAGTGGACATGTTAAGACTACGGGTTTATATCCAAAGCGATTCCATGTTTGCATATGATGACAAGAGTTATATAAAGTTTACCTTGGATATAGGTTTAATAATATGAGAATGATAAAAAATAATTTAGGTATTAATATTAATACTAGTGTGATGATTATAAAGTTATATGTATTGTTTCGTTTATCAGTGAATTTACACGTTTGTGATGGTGTTACGTGTAATGATGTTGTTATCTTTGATTTAGGATTAATAATATGAAATGTATTTGTAATAAAACATATAGTTTAGATTATAGATTAGAAAAAGAAATGACGGAATGGCTTGGGTTCTATGGTAGTTTATGTTGCATTTCTATGAATGAAAGTAAAAATGTAAATAAATCTAGCAGATGTTGTGAAAATAATCACTGTGTGTTTAACAGATATAAATTATGTTATCACCCTGTAGTTATTGATAACTATTTTACCAGTATTATATATTAGGTGTGTTATGAAATGTATAAAGAGTAATTTAGACATAAATGTAGATAAAAATAAATTATTCAGAATGTATATTAGATATTTAATTTTTAAAGTTAAACATTCATCTGTTATTGGATATAAGGACAAGGATTTGTTTTCTAGTTCAGGATTTTTTATGAGGTTTATAATATAAACAAGGTATTTCTATGAAACATATAAAAGGTGATATAAAGTTTGAAGAGTTATGGGATGATACTAACGATCTTAGGTTAGAAAAAAATCTACCATTGTTTGTAGTCGTTATTGTACCACGCATAATACATGTATAGTGATGTTTTGTAAATTAGTTAATAACACTAAGTATACTGTTTGTGATGATTTTGACTTAAGGTATATAATATGAGATTTATAAAAGGTAATCTGGAATTTGAAACATCTGTTGGTTATAAGGATACTACTAGTTTTGGGCATTATTATCTCGCAACAAATGCGTTTTGTTGTTACTGTAAACGACACGGGAGATGTTACTTAAAATGTCCCGATGGTGGTTTCTTTAATAATTATGCTTTTTATAGAAAAATTGTTGATGATATTACGTATACAATTTGCCACCATTTTGATATATCATGGATAGTATGAAACCTATAAAAGATAATCAAAGATTTCACAGATTTGTTGAATTACATTATAGACATAGAATTCTTATTTGTAAATGTAGATATAGTGCTTGTCGCTATTGTAGTAAATTTAATACATATTGTAATGGTTGGATCGAAACTAGTATTACACAAGATAGTAAATATATTAATGGATTTCTTTATTCAATTTGCATTAATTTTGATTTAAGAGGTATAATATGAAATGTATAAAAGGTTTTACAAAAGAAGATTGTTTTAATTTTAAAAGATTTAGTGATTATATTTACGAGTATTCTGAACTAGAGAGTTATAATAGTCAATCATCACCTAATATTTGTAATAAATATTGTTATAAATTTCATGAATGCTATCGGTATGAGTCGTCGTCAGTGATACTTTATAATAGAATCTTTGGTTCTGAACAGTATAAGATTTGTCATAAGTTTGATATAAGGTGTATAATATGAAACCTATAAAAGATAATATAGGATTTGAAGCATTTAGTGATCGTAGATTTCTCGAAGCCAATTTTCAGAGATATAATATTGCTCATCGCGATTATTTTAATATAGTGAGTATTAGGACGGCACCAGTAGTATGTAGTCGTTATCGCCATAGGTTTTATAAGTGCTATAAATCTGATATAAATTGTTATCGTAAGACCTTATTTTATATGTTTGCTGCTGATTGTACGAGTTATATGATCTGCAACGAGAATACTGATACAAGATTTGATTTAAGGAATATATTATGAGATTTATAAAAGATAACCCAGGATTTGAAAATATTTATCCATATGGACTTATCATTGTTGATAGACTTAGACAAGCACCTTTTATATGTAAACGTTACTGTTATAAATTTGATATTTGCTATAGAAAGAAAGAGTACGTGTATAATATATTCTATGTGTATGATGTTAACGGTTAATTATAATATTTGTATCAATAATACTGGTGAAAGATTTGATTTAAGGAATACAATATGAAATGTATAAAATCCAATAAATCTATGGATATATTTATGAATGATACTCGTACTAATAATTATTTATTTGGGCGGTTTAGGGTATGTGTTAATTGCAAATTGAAGATATGTAAAAATTTTAAACTATTTAATAATATTCGAGATTCAGATTCAGATTCATATTCTTCTCTAAACGCATGCCTTGTAAAAGAATATGATGGTGATTTTATTACATGCGATGATTTTGAGTTAAATAGATATGTTTATTAAAACGATATGAAATTTATAAAAAACAATACCAATATGGACTATGATTATTATTGTATTAGATATAGAGAAATTTATGATAGCCCTTTATCACCTAATATTTGTAACTATTGTCATTACTATTGTAGATGTTCTGATTGTAAAATTGGTAATAAACCTAATTATACATGCAAATCTATTAACTTTATGAAAATCGTTTAGGGAATAACATGAAACTTATAAAAAATGGAATTCCTAAATATTGTAATTATTATAGTACATATGAAACAGTGAATAATCCACAAACATCTAATATATGTACGTATTGTCATAAACTTTATAAATGCCCTAGTTATAAATATGTTAAAATTGGTGATCCATCTAATCGTACTTGTTGGTATAGATCAATAGATTTCATACTAGATATTATTTAAGGAAGGTATTAAACAATGGTTAACGTTATTTCATTTGAAGGTATTAATGCATGTGGTAAGAGTACAATCATTAGTGGTTTAAAAGATTCTTTAGAGGATAGATTAAAAGAAAAGGACATTGATATTTTTACATTTAGATGTCCTGGAAGTGGAATACCTGAAATAAGAGATTTGATGAAAAATAATAAATATGATCCATTTACGTATTCTATGTTATCGTTATCTGATATATTTGAATTGTATAATAGAGAAATAAAACCTAGAATACAACGAAATGATAATTGTTTGATACTGTTAGATAGATATATTGATAGTTTGTTTGTATATCAGGGGTATCTAGGAAAAGTAAATCCAATATATTTAAAAACTATTTATGAATTTGGAGTTTCTGGATTTTACCCTGATCTAACTATTTGGTTGGATTCTACTTATGATCAGATAGTTAGTAGAAGAAAAAAACAAGAAGGTACTGATGTTTGGGAATCTGGAGATTTTGAAGAAACATGTAGATCACTACGATATGGTTATGAATGTGTGTATAAACAAAATCCTAATAGAGTTGTAAGGATCAATTCTGATATTGATATTGATATGGTTCAAGATGCTATTTATACAAAAATAAAAAATAAATTTAATATTTGAGGAGGTTATTGTTGTATGAAATTACTATTTTTAGATACTGAAACTTCAGGATTGATTTCGACAAATAAAGATTTAAACCATCCTGAGCAAGGACGAGTTATGCAACTATCATGGTTTATGTGTGATGAGAACCAAAAAGAAATAGCATCATGCGACTCATTAATAATACCTGATGGTAGTGAATATCTAGATCCTGAAAATGGATGGAAATTAGATTCTAGAGCATTCGAAGCACATAAGATAACTCTAGAGAGATGTTACAATTTTGGGTTACCTAGATCTCATATGTTTAATATTCTATATGATGTCATGAGTGTATCGGATCTTATAATCGGTCATAATATTAGTTTTGATGTAGATATGGTAGTCATGGAATTTGAAAGACTTGGAATGTGTAAAGAACTGATGGATAAAGTAAAATCCATACCAACTTTTTGTACAATGCACGGTACAAGAAATATAGTAAAAGCATTAAATTCAAAAGGATATATTAAATCTCCAAATCTAACAGAAGCATTTCTTTTTTTTACCGGAAATGTTTTTGAAAATGCTCATAACTCTAAATATGATGTAGAAGCATGTAAAGCAATTTATTTTGAAGCCAAAAAGAGGAACCTGGTATGATAGGATTCGATATAGATGGAGTATTATGTGATTCATTAAGTGAAGTCGATAAGTTATTTGAAAAAGAAGTTGGACATAAAGTATTTGCTAATACTAGAACATGGTTAATTAATGATCCAACTCTTAGTCATATAGATATAAACGAGTTTCTCACACAAAGTATTATAGATATTGGTAATGATGCAAAACCATATCCTAATGTAATAGAATATATTTCTAAAATACATACTGATATTTTTAAACATAAAGTTATACCTATTATAACATCTAGACATATAAGAACTAAAAGAATTACTGAAAATTGGTTGAATAAATATTTAGGTGAATATGGTATAAGGTTTAAGTTGTTTTTTTCTGAATATAAAGTAGATATTATAAGAAAATTAGAATTAAAATATTTTGTAGAGGATAGATATGAAACAGTTAAACTTGTAGCGGATAATGTAAATAAAGTATTTATGGTTAATAGACCTTGGAATATATATGAAAGAATAACCAAATTCAACATAGTTCAGGTTAATGATATAAAAGAAGTTTATAATTATTTAAAGGATAATATAATTCTATGATCAAATATTGGAAATACCTTAAATATGTAATCAGACATAAGTGGTATGTATTTAAATTTTGTTGCAAATTAGGTATGTATTGGCGAGGTATTGTACATGATATTAGTAAGTTTCAACCCTGCGAATTTATACCATATTCTAGATATTTTTGTGGAAAACCAACTGAAGATAGTGATATTCGTAATAAACTAAAAATCGACTTTAATAAAGCATGGGAACATCATAAAAAACACAATAAACATCACTGGGAACATTGGCTAATAACTACTGATAATGGAGAAATAAAACCAAAACGAATGCCAATAAAATATTTAAAAGAAATGGTATGTGATTGGCATGCAATGACTTGTACTATTAATGATGGCAAAATAGAAACTACTATTAAATGGTTTATGGATCATAAAGAAATAAATCTAAACTTTTGTAATAAAGTAGAAATAGTTAGAGTATTTGACGAACTAGATAAAAAAATAAATAAAACAACTAGTGTCGATCTAGTTGTTTAAATACCTTAATTATAGTGAACCATCGTCCTTAACGATTCTAAGAACGCTAATTCACTTTTCAATTTACCTATTTCTTTATCTTTAGAGATAAGTTTATGTTTGAGACCCTTGATATGAGTTTTCAATATCAAGTTAGTCTGTACTAATTCTGGATAATAACCTTTAAATGAATTCATGATATTTCTCCAATTTTAATTAAGAATCACATATCAATACTACATATATATAGTAAGGTGTAATTTATGAAACAAGTGTATATTGCAGGACAAATGGAAAATAGACTAATACTAAATTATTTAAGATTATATTTACAGTTAACTTATAACTTTATTATTACAAGTAAGTGGCTAGATAGAGGTATTTGTTCATTAGAAGAAGCTTCTAAAATAGATTTTGGAGATATTGACAGATCTGATTTCGTACTATGCACTTACCCCACTGGATATGGATCATGCTCTGAAATATCATACGCAATTGCAAAAAACAAACCTGTAATATATTATGCCGATAATGAATACTTACCAGATTTTAATAGTAAAGAAAATACTAAGGATTTTAAAATATTACCAGTAGGTCTATTAAAGAGATGGGAAAGTCTTTATAATTATTGGGAACATGACTATAATCCACAATCTTATAGAAATAAATTTAACCCTGGATTTATCATTACTAATAGTGAAGATCTTGACGAATGCTTATCACGTCTTAAACATATTTAGTTTATCAATTTCAGGATAAATTAAAAATTAGGTAACTATATACTTGGAGGATATTAAAATGGTAAAGAAATTCGATTTAGTTGAACAAATGATTCAAGACATTGAGAAAAGTTTTAAAACTGACGATGTGGAACAGTTGTCGGAAGATGTTATTGGTAGCACAGATGAAGTTATTCTTGAGCAGACTGATAGAATGCTAGAGGATACTCTTCGATCTAATTTGAGAAGTGTTGTTTATGAAAATTCAGAATTAGAAGATTCTGCTAAGATTGAACGTTTGCAAGTAATTGATGAAATGGTGATTACTAGAGAACAATTAGAACAATACATGGAAAATTCAGTTGATCCTATTATTCAAGCTTCTGGCATATTTGATTTTGATATTGCAAATAAAGATCCAAAATTTGTTCCAATTTCAGTATACGAAACTGCTCTAGCATTACAATTAGCTAAAGATGGTGAATTCGAAACTATTCGCGATTTGACTGAAATGTCTCAATCAATTAAAGAAGTCGATAAAGATCTTCTAGAAGAATCTGTTAAGGCTAAAAAGTTGGAAAGAACTGAATTAAGTAATGCACAGATTCTTGAGAATTATCTAAATGTTATTAGTGGTGATTGGAATCTATCTGATAGAGAGAAACAACTAACATTTGAAAATGCTAAGTCTATTGTAGAGAGTGGATCTATTAACAGTGTATTACCAGATGTTATGGAACTATCCTTTATTTTAGGTGAAGCTAAACGGATGAGTCATGGTTCTCAAGAACGAGACGATGCTGGAGTTAATGCTGCTTCTACATCTAAACAACCTAGTAAAGATCCCTCTTATGGACAGGAAAGAAATGATGCGGGTGTTACTAAGGATGTTACTTATTCAAACCCTCAAAACAAAACGATGCCTACACAACAACCTAAAGAACCGGGAATGGCATCAAAAATATGGAAGAGTGTAAAAGGTGGATACAACAAATTAGCTCAAAAAGCAGTTGCCGTAAGATCAAGTATGGCGGGCTTTTTCAAGAATCATGGTTATGAAAAGATTGCAAATACAATTACAGGTGTTAAAGGTTGGCATTTAGCTTTAGGTGCTACAGCTTTAGCGGTTATTGGTGCTATTATTTGGAAGAAGACCCGAAATCCTGATAAAGTTATTGCTGCCTATCGTGCTCAAGAAAAGAATTGTGCGTTGACTAGTGATCCTGCTGGATGTAAATCTAGAATTGCTGCTCAGATCAGTAAATGGGAAGCTAAAAGAAAAACAGCCTAAGTATTAATTAATTAGTAAATATATTTGGAGGACTCCAATTTTTAGGAGTCCTCCTTCCTTTTTTGAGGATAAATTTAAAAATAAAGGGATTAATTATGGATGAAAAGGGTTTTATATCAAATTTAAATAATAGTATAGTCGATAAAAATAGAACAACGAGTGTTAATATAACTTCTAAAAATAATTTAATAAATACTCCCGATAATACAATTAATGAATCAAAAGAAGATATAGATGATTTGAATGATGATATTGAATTAGAGTGGGATGATGATACACCTCGTAGTAAAGTAAGTAAGGATTTAGCAGTTATAGCATACGTTAAGTCAAGAAAAAAAGTTAAAAAAGTTAAAGAGTAATTATAATGGGAGAACCTAAAAATCCAAACACTATAGTTATAAGAAACTATTACTACCCATATGGGTTAAAGGAAATAGATATTTGGAATTACTATAGTAAAAACAGAGATAAGATATTAAAAGAAGTTAGAGGTAGACCCATATTATTATTCATGTTTATAAAAGAAAATGAATATATTATTAAGAGGTTTTATGACTATAAATTAATACGATTAAATTCAAAAAACTATGATACAATAATAAATGGTAGAACTGTATCATTATCAGTAGAACAAGAACAAGATAAAATAAATTATTTCTGTATAGATATAGATTCTCCAAATGGTATGAATGATGAAAATAAATTAAAAGATTGTGTTGAAAAAGTTATAACATTCTATGATAATATAGATATGGTAAGAAAGATTAGAGTTGTTAATTCTGCTACATCATATCACGTATATGGTTATATAAAACAAAACCTCAATACTAGTGTAGCAATAAAATACCTGATTAAAAAATTAAATTATGATCTAGATAAAGAATTTAGTATTAATTCAAAATCTAAAAATAATAATAAAATAAATTTAGATCTATCTCCTATGTACTTAAGAGGGTCCCATACGGTGCCGTGGTCGCTATGTAAGAACGGATTAGTATGTATGGATATAACTGATACCTGGGAGTCGTTCAGGAGAGAGGATGCTACTCTCAAGGAGATATTAAAATGAGTTACGTGACTGAGTCTTATATAGTCAATACAGAATATAAACAATTATGGGATTATGCTAATTATATTACTGAGGGATTTCTATACGAGATTAGTAAATCCGATAAATCGAAAAAAATAAAACAAAAAGATGTAGAGACTAAAAATATAGCAGGTGATGGTATTGCAGGAGACGAATCTGTGTCTACAACAATTGGGTCTACTGTAGTACCTGTCGTGACTACACTAGAATATTCCGAAATTAGAGATATATTAGGTAAAGGTATAAGTTATATATTTTCATTTCTATTGAAAAATTTTTCATATTTAAGTGTTGGGGTAATTGGTATAGTTTTATCAGTTTTGACTTATAAGATATATAAAAAGTATAAAGATGGAAAATGTTCAGGATTAGAAGGTGATGCATATACAGCGTGCCAATTAGCAGGTATTAATGAATCTATTAAAGTTATAAAACAATCATATAATAAATGTTCAAATTCTAAAGACCCAGATGCTTGTAGAATTAAATTAAAGAATATATTAGAAAAGTGGGAAGAAAAGAAAAATAAGTATAGAAATGGTTAATTATTAGGAGATAATAAAATGAGTTATGTAACCGAGTCTTATATTGAAGAAATGGAATATCAGGAATTATGGGATTATGCTAATATGATTACTGAGGGATATTTAGAAAAAGATCTATCTGATGATGATAGACATACAATATTTAATCCTCGTACAGATAGAATTAACGCATTTAATCCTCGTACAGATAGAATTAACGTATTTAACCCTTCTGATAGGAATACAGTATTTAATCCATCTAAAAATACATCTTCTAAATCTATAAGTTCAGCGAATAATTCACCATCCAAATCTACGAGTTCAGGAAATAATAGTACCATTAAATCTACAGATTCAGTATCTACAAAGGGTTCGTCTACGAGTATAGAAAATATTAAACGAGTTATGTCAGACACTGCTAATACTATATGGGGATTTATTCAGAAAAACGCAACTGTTCTAAGTGTTTCTGCTGTAGTAGTTTTAGTGTCAGTTTTAGCATACAAATTGTATAAGAAGAATCAAGATGGAAATTGTGCGGGATTAGATGGCAAAGATTATAATAACTGTAAGATCTCTAGTATTAACAAATCTATTCAGGTTATAAAACAATCTTATAATAATTGTAGTAAATCTAAAGACCCAAATGCATGTAGATCTAAATTAAAGCAACTAATAGAAAAGTGGGAAGAGAAAAAGAAAAAATATCAAAATGTTTAATGAGGTTTTATAATGGCGATAGCAAATGATATAGTATTGAATATAATAAAATCCAAATATATTGAGAAAGTTAATAGTATATATGGTAGAGTGCAGAGTTTGAATTCATTATGTATACCTTTTAAGAAAGAGATAGATAAGCAGATTAGAGATTTTATACCTACTTTTGATATAGCAGACAGATTACATGATTTTAATACAGATATTCAATCGTATGTTTTAAATTTAGATAAACCTTATTCTGATGGTAGTAATATAGTTAGTGGGGTTAAACATGCAGTTGATATTATTGAATGTTTGAAATATGATACAGATTTTTTAACAAGTTTAGGTGTAGCAGCATATGAAGAAATATCCAATTTAATAGTTTTACCTGAGACTTTTATAAATTCTATAAATAATACAATATTAGATAGTATTTCAGTTAGAATAACTTTAGATTTTCCATTTCCTGAATTTAAAATTGGATCTAAACTTGCTTGTATAAATAACAATTTAAAGTCAATGAATATACCTGAGTTATTAATTAGTTTAGATACTACAGTGAGTTGTTTAGCTGAGGCATTTGGTGTTGATCTGACAACTAAAGTAGATAAAATTAATTCTTTGTTGAATCAGATATATGTTGATGTGTATGGGGCTATAGATTATTCTAAGATGAGTTCTTTACCTGGAGAATATATAGAGAATATAAGAAGTGTTTATAGAACAACATCTGTTATATTAAACAATACGAAAAATAATATAAATAAATCTTTAGGTGATATTAAACAAAATATATTTGTTAGAAGTAATTAGAGGTTAATTATGGGTATGAAGTGTCCGTTGTTATTAACACAAACAGCATTATATACGTACGATATATTAGATTGTATTACAACTGATTGTATGATGTGGGATAGTGTAAATAGTAGATGTGGTATGAAAACATCAGATATACAGATTCATAAACATGCATCTCATGATCATATGTTATCTCATACATGTCTTGGTAGTAAATATAGTGGTGAGTATTTGAATAATTGTGGGGCAGTTGTATCAGTTGATGCATTACCTTTAGCCTCAAAATTAATAAATGAATTTTTATTTAATGAGGATATGGATGGAAATACTAAAGTATATGGTTATGATTTCATGATCAGTAATAGTGATCCTGAAAAACCAATAGTATTAAAATCTATTGAGAGTCATGCAGATTGGCTAGATCCAACATGTCAGATAACTTGGGATATGTATAAAAATTGGTTAACTTATGGTTCAGATACTACATCAGATCCATATTTTATAGGATTTTGTACTTAGGTATGATATATTTACATTAGGATAAATTGAAAATTAACATCAAAGGTGACTGAGTATGTTACAATTAGATATACTAAAAACCTTGATGTATTGGCATAATAAAGGTGTTCGAGGTTTAAAAATTCAAGACTTTGATTGTGCTAATATTTCAGATATAAAAAAGGAATTAGAAGAACTAGAATATAAGTTTTTAATTCATATTATAATAAAGGATTCGATATATTTGTATTATATATCTAAATCAGGAATTGAATGGTTAAATAATGACTAAACAGTATTTCCCAGAATTGGATTATTTTTTTTATAAATATTGGACGGAATCCAATGATATTACTGCATATGATATACCAATACCTGAAATAGAATCTGAAGATAAAATACCTACAAATTCTATATTTGCATTATTATTTTCAATAGCTTATAGTGAATCAGATTATACGTATTTGTTATCTAGTAAAGAATTAACATATTTTACGAGACATATAAAAGATAGATTAAAAAGTCAAGGTTCTACAGTTAGTTGTTATGTATCAGATTCTACTAATGGATCAAATGTTTTATCTATTACTGATGAGGAAGTTATATTACTAGATAAACTATTATTGTATAGAATTAATAATGCAGTTGATATATCTGATATAGAATACGATGAGTTAGATAGTAATTTATCTAAGTTGATATATCAGTATTTATCATTTATGTGTAGTGATAATTTTGTATATGTTAATAATTCATATTTAGTTAGTTCTAGTGATAATGAATTGGAGAGTTTATTTGAGGTATTTGTTGTAAATGAGTGTCATAAAAAAATGAAGAATAGTAATATTGTTGTTTCTGGTAGTGTTATATTAACTATTCCATATAGATTGAAAGTTACAGTAGATTCTACTATATTGAGTAGTAAATACTTTGAGATTCCCAATACACCATATAATAGATCCGATTTTTATGTTTTTCAGAATGGTAATTTATTAGATTCTACTAATTATGAATTAGTTGATACTACTAGTGATTTGCTAGTTAGTTGGGAAAGTACTAATTTAGAGGTTAGAGAAGATGATGTGTTTATAGCGGATTATTATATAGAGGAATAATATAAATGACTAATATAGATGATATTTCACCTTTAAATTATAATTTTAAGAATATAGATGAAAGGTTAAATATATTTTTTAAATTACTAGACATAGCAAGAGTAAATAGACAAAACCCAGATTTAACTACAGATGATATATCTGATTTAATAGAACAAAGAAATAAATTAGATCCATTATTAGGTAATAGTTTATTATCTGAACAAAAACTTGTAGAGAAATTTTTTGAATCAATTATAGATCAACAAGCACATTTTTCTACAGATCATAAGAGATTAAGACAATTAATAATTGATTGGTATGCATCTCATAGAACTATGGTATCATCTATGAGAAAATCTATTGATGCATATTATTTAAGCAATGAAGAATTAGATGAGTTAATAAAGAGTTTTGGATTTCCATATCCTAATAAGATAATTTCTAAAGATGCAAAAGTTGGATTTTTATATTCATTGATAAGTTATCAGAAGAGAAAAGGTACACCTTGGGCATTTTCTGAAGGATTAAATCATTTTGGATTAATGAATACTGTAGTATCCGAATGGTGGATTCATAGAAATCATGAAACTGGTGAATTTTATTTTAAATCACAACCTGTATACCCTAGAAAATATAAAAATGATTCAGATTATATTCTGGTAAAAACATTAGATCAAATACAAGATCCATTTTGGTTTCAAACTCAAGAGAATCTACAATTAGCATGGAGCAATTCATCTATAAAAGTTCCATCTATTACGCCATTTATAAGTGTACATTCTACTTTAGATTATAATAGATTAATTCCGGGTATAGCAATACTTCAGAGATGGGTAGATGAAACTTATGCTTTTTGGATTGAATATGTATTATCTTATAAAAATACAGTACAGGGAACTATAAATAATCCAAGTACTTCCGTTACTTATGGAGATACTTATATAATTGGAAATACCCCAATTGGAATATTTCTACAAAAAGAAAACTATTATGCATATGCTCTACATGCTGGGAATTGGAGATTGGGAACACCTAAGGAAAATGATTGTATTTTAAATGCGGTAACTAATACACATTGGGTATATAATGGAACTGAATGGATTGATTTAAATATATTATTACCTGTAAGTCTATTGAAAAGTAAACATAGACCATTAAATAAAGATGTACGATTAACAAACTTTAGAAAAAAATATTCTATTATAGAAGTTATGTTAGCCATAATATATATGTTTGATTCTAAACCTGATACTGTGTCAGATCCTAGATATTACTATTATAATGGAAGATATGCCCCATTAGATACTGGTGAAACTATATCATATTCAGGATATTCTGGGGGAACTTTCTATTCAGGCTCTGAAGTATTTAAAGATAATAAAATAAATGTTGATATGAATAATCTATATTCTGAATGGGCATCATTATCTAGAAGACCTAAAACTAAACAGTCTAGAGATTATCTATTAAATGCTAGAAATTTGAGATTTACTGAAGATGTTACTTTATCAGATAGTACTGATGGATATACGAGTCATGCTATATGCGCAATGGACAATTGTGGGACATTCTTATCTGCAATTAATGGTACATTTAAATCTGATATAGATAATATGTTATCATATAAAGATCGTATTGATGTTATGAGGTTGATGCTGTTGGATTTTGAACAATATCTAATGGAACAATCAAAAATAATTGATATACCATTATCTTATATGATGTTAGGATCCCCATTAAATACAACTCTAAGAGATGTGCTAAACTATTTTAAACCATATAGAGCAAGATTAGTAGATGTAACTGCAAGTTATGGTATAATGGATAAGTTGGGTGATTCTATATTAGAAAGTGATACTATATCATGTTCTGTCGGGTTATCTTGGATTGATAGATATATAGAAATACGAGACGAATTATATGAAACAATGACATCAGGATTCTATGATTATTTTCAAAGACGTGGTGAAGATCACTATTATTATTTCGATCATGGTGTAAAAGATGGTGAAACTGATGGAGGAAGTGTTTTCACCCCAGTTATAACTAAAAAGTTTGACGAAATTCTTGGATTAACTAGTTCCGAAGATTTTAAAACGCATCGATTATACTTTGTAGATCAATGCCCAGGTTCTGGTTCAAATTCAGATGCCTCAACAATAAGTGATAGTTTAACTATATCAATAATAACTATATAGAAATAGGAGAATATAAAATGATTAAAGAAGTTAATTTTAAAGATCGTGAATCTGTAAATTTATCAGATTCTTTTGGTGATAGAAAAAAAGATGGTCGTGGTCCAATTGGTAGAGTTAAAATATTTGAACGACGTGTTGAAGGTACTGATAAAGTTCTATATTTAGTTGGTCAATCCCCAAATCTTATTGTTTATCATGGTAGAAATTGGTTAATGCAAAGAGCATTTGCTCAGGATTTATCAGGATTCACTAATTGGAATACTTATAAATTAGGATGGTTTGCTATTGGAACAGGGGCCGCAGTTGCAAATCCATTATCTCCAACTGCTCCTGCTTTAAGTAATATTGCATTAGCAACTCATGGTGTAATTGGGTCAGGAACGAATTATGTTACAGTAGGTGGTAGACAATATCATGTTTTAGATAGTATAACTTACGAGGAAGATGATGAAGTTACAACATATTCAGGATCTGATAATTATTTAGTGGCAAAAGTCACAACTACTTTAGCAACTAATGAAGCAAATAATGATAGTGGGGCTTCAGGATATTCAGGATATGAATATTATCAAGATATAAATGAAGCAGGATTATTTTTCTCAGATTATAAAACTATCTCACCTGCTCCAACTGTTATGCAGATGTTTGCGAGAGTTACATTCCCAACTATTAGAAAGACTAATACAACTGAATTAGTATTTAATTGGTATATATATTTCTAATCTGCAAAAATTTACAAAAAAAATTCCCCTATCTATAAATCAATAATAGATAGGGGAATTGACTCATGCAATCTTAAAAATTAATAACAATATGCATCAATAAATGTACTCTTAACGATATTATAAGAAGATTCCCAATTTCTAACAATATCTGTAAATATGTGTTTCCAATTCATCATGGGAACAACTTCAGAAACAATTGAATCAACAACTTTAGGGGGAGTTGTAGATCTAATTTCAATTGATGGATTACAATTTTTATCAATAGTATACAATCCTTGAATGATATGTTGTATATTTTGACGAGGTTTTGGATTATTATTAACCCATTCCTCTAATTCTTGTTTGATTGTATTTTTATCACACCATCTAGCATTATCACGATGTTCTAAATAACATTCATTGATAATTTCGGCTAGAGGAGTTGCCCAAATTGGAATTGTAGTTCTTTCTTGCAAATATTTAGGATTTATGGTTAGATCTATACTATCCAAATATTCCATTAGAGATAGAATGTAATATTCGTTATAGTCTTCATGACGTTCTTTAACAAATCTAACAACATCATTATTAGGATGTAAAATATGAATATCTGCAGGAATGCCATTTTCTTGACATTCTATTTTAATAGAACGCCCTACTGATAGACCATTCTTTTTAGCAATAGTATAGAATCCACTTAAACAACTTGAGTGAGTATAATTTCCCGTATTACCTATTAAAATTGGTTCGTGTAAAGATGTTGTGTTAGAAGTAATCTCTTTTTTTCTATGTTGCTTCAACAAGTTCTCTACAGTATAAACTAACATAGTTGGGGTATAACTCATAATTATCATTTTTTTATATTCTCCTATATTTTTAAAATTATTCTACCACATTAACTTTGCGTCTAGAAACAATCTCATTATTTTCCATAACTTCCATAATGAAATTATTTCCACCATTCCAAGTTAAAATAAGTTTTTCATCATTAGATTTATCATTAGTTCTATCAATAAGTATAGATCCACCCTTTTTAAAACTTACTAACATATCAATATATGATGTATTTATTGGTCGATTTCTATACTTTTTAAATCCATAACACTTTGCGTTTCTTACAGTTGGAACTCCTAAATTTCCTCTATATAAACTAGGAATTTTCCATTTAACAATCACTGTATCATCATTTCTTTCTTTTACAACTAAATACTTTGATTTTTTCTTATCAGAAGTTTTTCTCGATATAATAGATCCATATCTTACATATCTACTGTCTTTTATAAGATTTTTGGAATCTTTAGTTCCAATTGGAATCCATTCCTGATCTTCTTTCCCAATTGAAATCTTTGGATATTGACCAAAATACACTTTTATTCCCGACCGCAATTCTTGATTATGAATTGATAATCCTGAAATTGATAAAAATCTAGACATTACTTATAAACCTCCAAATCAAATATATACACTATAGAATATATAGTGATTACTATAATTAATATCCCAAAAATTTACCATATATTTTTTTCTAGGATAAATTGTAAATTAACTTAGGAAAAATATACGATATGTATTTAGGAGGATATTAAAATGGTTCAACATGTTTCGCCTGGGGTATTTGTAACAATAACGGATCTATCTGAGTATGTCAGAGAGGTTCCGTCTACAATAGGGTTTATTCCCATCATATGTGAAAAAGGTCCAGATAACGAATTAATCTATACAAATGGTAGAGATTTTATTCCTGATTTTGGAGAACCGAATATATTATATGCGGGAAGAAAATGGTCACAAGGTCCATACGTGGCAAATAACTTTTTGAAAGAATCTGATTCTTTATATGTTATGAGATGTATGCCTAATAATGCAGAATTTGCTAATTTGCTACTTACAGTTACTTCTGGAACTGCTGTTGCATCTAATGTTGATAGTATGAGATATAAATCTGAATTACGAGATCAAGTAAATATTACTAGTTCAGGTGAGAGTTTAGATACCACATCGGGTGATCACGAAGCTGCGGTTATATTCTATGGAATTGGTCGTGGTACATATTATAATGATTTTGAAATTGAAATAACACATGATACTCGTGGTGGGACTTCTTATTGGAAAGATACTAAAAAGTATATTCTCAAGATTTATCAAAAACAAATAACTAAAGATACATTTTCAACCACAACTGATACTGACGAGTATCAATATGTAGCAATAGAAACATTTGAAGTATCTTTTGACCCAACTTCTATAGATACAGATGGTGGATCTATTTGGGTAGAAGATATTGTAAATTCTTATTCTAAAAATATTAGATGCTATGCTAATGAAATACGATGTCAAGCAATTTCTGATCTAGATACTACGGGTGGGGCTTTTGATGTTACAACTGCAACATCTTTGGCAAATGGATCAAATGGTGAATTATTTATGGTTCACGGTGGTGCTACAATAATTGATGACAATCATATTGAAGAATTATTAATTGATGCTTATTCTGGTGATTTAGATAGTAATGATACTTTAGGGGCTAAAGTAACTTCTGTAAATGATACAGAAAACTATTATTTCAGTCTAGTGTTTGAATGCTATAATAGTGCTGCTGTAAAAACTGCTATTGTAACATTAGCAGAAACCCGCGGAGATTGTGTTGCTATTTTGGATAATGGTGATAATAGTTCAGTAACTACATCTATTACCAGAACTACTACAGATGGTATTAATACAAAATATGCGGCAATTTATGAACCATACACTAAAGTTTATGATAATTTTACAGGTAGAAGTATATGGATGTCCCCTGTATATCATATGGCTAAAGTAATTCCAAAATCTGATAAATTAACAGATGTTTGGTATGCTGCTGCTGGCCCGAATCGTGCTATGATAAGTGGAATTTCTGACTTGAGATTTAACCCATTATTATCAGAACGAGATTCTATGTATTTAGTTCAATTAAACCCGATTGTTAGATTTAATATTGGGGATATGGTTTTTGGTCAATTAACATCTCAATCTAGACCAACTGCATTACAAGATTTGAATATTGTTAGATTAGTTCTTTACATTCAACGAGCCTTAGAACAATTCTGTAGATATTATTTGTTTGAACAGAATGATTCTGAGACATGGGAATCTCTGACAACTAATATAAATTCGTTTCTAAGAGTCATTCAGAATAAACGAGGTTTGTATAGTTATTCAGTAGAAGTTGGTGCAACAGATTACGAAATTAAGAGAAAAACCATTCATGCTAACGTAACTCTATTTCCAACTAGAACAACTGAACAGATAAATCTTAACTTCTTTATCAAATAAATCTTCTCCATACTCTACTTTCCTTTTCGGGGGACTGTTTTTATTTCAGACAGTCTCCCTATTTTTTAATGTTTATATTTGATTATTTACTACTTCCCACCCATTTGTAATATTAATTTCACCATTGAATTCGCTACTGTCTAAACATGTAATATTTACATCGCAATTGTTTA